TCCCTGAATAACCTGACGCCGGAAGAATACAGATTGATGGCCGAAAACACGGAAATCTCAAAAAGTGCGTGGAACTAAAACGGGTGTGCTTACAGTAGGACCATCATAAATGTTTATCGTATAGTATTTAAAGAAATCAGAGAACACACCATTCTGTACTTTTAGATTCTTCTGGTTATCCCATTGTAATTGAAAATCGCCCGAATCAGTGACATAAAGGCCATCTGTTGCGTTAGCAAGGATCAACCCTGTCACCGATGGCATTGTAAAGTTAAAGGATGGGATCAATCCATTAATCGTGAGTCTACTTGATAGTAATCCAAGATTATTATATGCTACAACTGAGAAATCATATTCTTCTGTATCTGATAATCCAAATAAATCATAGTCTGTTTTTAATGGTGATGTACTCCCCGCATATGTCCAATTCATAGCTGATGATAACTTGTAATAGACATAATAACCACGTAGATATGGGTCTACCGAAGCAGTCCATGACATGGATACCGCACTACCAGTTGAAGTAGTACCATAACGTGTCACATCCAGATCTGTTGGTGGAATTACGGTTAGTTCTGGTAATGCGATAGTACCGCCCGGTGACCATACACCCTCGTCGTCAGTATCGTCATAAATCCCATTAGGGGCTTCAACAGCAGTGATAGTTACATATCCTGCATTTTCTTGATCTGTTGATACATCTTTTGAAAGTACTTTAAACTTACCACTAATGGATAATTCATCATTGGATACTGTGATAGTATCCCATACCTTCACATCCCACCCTTCTGATGTAGTGAAGCTAATAGTACGAAGTGCATATTTTGCTTTACGTATTTCAGTATTAACTAAGCGAGTCACCGTGGCTTGATCATAGCACCATGAATAATCACGACTAAGAGTAATCACCTGACCATCAGATCGGATCACTTCATCCTGTGAAATGTCACTTGGAATACGAAGAATATCAGTTGTGTACATACTTTCAGTTGCCGTATACTTGGCATCAATAGTATTGAAATAATCAGTACTACCAGATGTAGATAACTGAACTGCACCAAACATATTACTTTCATTATATGAATGTACTGATAATGTCTTTCTGTCGGTTGTCATGCATATTTGACCAGCATGAACATACATAATACCACCGAAGGATTGAAGTACACCTTCTATATTCTCTTTATAAGTACTTTGATAACCCATTGAACCGTTTGCATAGTATCCATATTCTTTACAGTATTCAGCAACAGTACGGAATGTATCGATATTAATCAAACCAGGATCAATTGACATACCATAAATGCCATTGGTCAAATAATCATAAATGATACTTGGTGGATTGGAAGTAGCGAATTTAGTACCAGTACTTAAATCATCAATCACTTGACCTTTCATTTCACATGTCAATGTGAATTCATCATTAACAAGTCTGTTTTTTTCTAATGATTCCTGAGTCTTTTTGATTACAACAGAGATACTAACAACACCCTTTCCAAGAAATCTATTAGTCCATTTACCGCCTGCATATTGTGCCGCAAGTGATTTAGTTGAGGTATAGTTCCCACCGAATCGTACTTCAAGTTGAAGATTATCACGATATATCCCCGCTATATTATTAAGCGGTACAACACCATCAGCAGTGATAGGACCATTTAGTACTGGTTCATTGTCTATGTAAATCTGATTGATGTACTTCTGTACACCCGTATAAGCTACTGCCTGTTCACTGAATAGATATTGTGAAGAACCACCTGGTATGTTGTACCAACCATTGATTGAACCTGACAGTACGAATGAACCACCACTAACACCATTTTTATGTGGTAGCTGACCACCGTAAATTACTGGCAATCCAGTGTTTGGGGATACCGAACGTGTAGCACTTGTAGATACGTCCTGACTTGCCGATAAGCCAATTTGACTCAACATGCTGGACGCTACTAATGATACCGCACCCGCCGCAGCCCCCCAACCAACAGCAGCCAATGCCGTACCGCCAGAGAAGTATACCGCAACTGCTACAATTACTGCTGTTACTATTGCACCTAATACATTACCCAGTTTTCCCATGATGTTTCCTTACTCTATAATATCTTCCATTTGTTGGTAATCTTTGTAGTTCAAATCCATCATGTGTTTCATTTACACCAAGAATCCGTTCACTAACTACTACTGCCATCACTAATGGATTATCTGGACATAACCAGATATCCCCATCGATAGGCACTTCTACGGGGTCACAGTACGCTTCAACTATCTCGCCCGTATGATTCCATCCTTCTTTTTTAAGCCCTGCTAATCCTTGTTTAATTGTCTTATACTTACGATCCGCAATAGTAGTACCTGCAAATAAATCAATTACTTTCATGACAGTTAAGTTACAATCATTAGTACCGTTTTCATGTGGTGTTTCTAATGACCATTCGATGATTTTGATAAGTTCTTTATGTTTCATTACTTGTATTTCCATTCTTGTGATTGGTTAACCTGACCAAGTAGACTGAAGTACTGGTCACCTTTGTAATAAGATTGATAAACTGAATTAGCTGCTAACAGTGGCGGTTGTCGGTCAAGTTTCTTATAAACACTATTGACATATATCACCATCTCATTTGTTTTTTCATTTGGATTAGCAGTTGCCTGTACATAGTCAATGAACCCAGAAAAGACCAACATCGAATCAAGTACTGAACTATCCCAGGGATTTAAAATTACTAAGCGTATATTCATCTTGGCATCTTTGAAGAAACCCCCAAGAGCAAGTGATCGTACTGCCTGATTCACGTTAGATACTTTGAAGTTCACAGAATCATTATTGATATTTTTCACTTCTGAAAATGTAGGTAATGAGTCGTTTATGATTTCTGGAAAACTGATATAGGGATTACCGTTTAATTGAATATCAACAAGTCCATCAGTCCAGTAAAAAGCATTTGAACCATTCGGTATTACATCAAAACATGAAACATGAACACCAAGACTCATTACCTCAGTTTCGGTTAAACTTGTCTTAGAAGTACCCCTAACTAATTCCCAGTACTTTAATAAATCACTATTTGTTAATAATGCACTATTCATTAGATGATGTTCTCCGTTGCTTTAAGTTGGATTGACATTACCTTTTGAACACCCAATGTATAATCATTATCAGGATCTAATACGGCTTCAATCATAAGGTTGTTGTATTTGATTGGTTCACTCACTTGTATTGTGTTCTGTAGTGCGGGGAATAGTGTTAATGTGGTATCAGTACGGTCGATAATTCGATATAGTTTATTGTGATTTGAAAATTGAATCATTTCTCCAACTGCCATTGAGTTATTATCAGTAGTGATTAAACGCGTCCCTTTGGCGGCTGTTGCGGCACTTGTCAATGCACCAACCTGTGAACCTCTATACGTTGATATGTGCCCTAAACTAAGGGTGAAAGGCTTACCCTGTGAATACTGAGCTATAAAGTTATTGTATTCACTAATATCTTCAACATTAAAAGCCAATTGAAACTGAATCTGAAAGTACTGAATGCCAGTACTACGCATGATACGTTGTCCTGTCCATGTCTGGTTTGAATAAATTGGTTCAACACTTTTCAATTGAAAGTTTGAAACCTTAATGTTTTTTGAAAAAACTGTCATAAAAAGAGTCCTCTTAATTTATATTGTATTTATACGAGAAAAGGACTATACCCATAAGATATAGCCCTTCTATTATGAATTGCGTTTCTGACTGCTTCGCAATGCCTGAGTGACTGAGTTAGAGTGTTTCTTAAGCATTTCATTGAACTTGGCATCATCACCAGCCACATCACCCTGTATGATTAGGGGGGCATTAACCGTGATATCACCTGCTGTGGATTGACCACTATTCTGTTTATCAAGGAAAGCGGTTAGCTTTTTGTTAGCGGCTGGCTGTACAACACGTTCACCTGCTTTAAGTACGAATGATTTGTTATCATAACTACTTGGCAATTCATCCACACCACCGTGGAACTGACCTGATGATGCACCTTTGGCAGTACTGATAATCGACATACCCAATGTTGCCACCTTTGCGTAAGCCGCAAGTGATGCAGGGAACGGTGTTGCCAGTGCCTGAGCAAGAGCTGACTGAATAGACAAGATTGTCTGAGCCATCGTAATACCCTTGCTGATAGCGAATGCCGCCTGAGCTGCACCAGAGGATTCACCAAAAGCCGCAGTCATACCAGCCGTTAAACTGGTCGCCGCATCAGAGAAGATCTGTAGTTGTGCCTGGCTGTTTTGATTACTAATCGTGATTGCCTGTGCGTTGTACTTGGCCGTGATCTCTGCCTTGCGTTTCTCGTAGTCTTCATGCCCTTTAAGTAGTAAATCATTCTGAGCAAGTTCAGCATTCATCGCGGCAGTATTGTTCTGTTGATCTAATGTCTGTTGATCACTGGCAGCACTACTAAATGGATTATCACCACTAATACGCTGGTTCTGTTGGTTAGCAAGAAATGACTTTTGACCATCATTTAAGTTACCAGATGCGATTAGACTATTAGTGTCTTTGATGCCCTGATTTGGGTCTGAGTAACCAATCATCGAATTAGTCATATCAAGACGTTTTGCCGCACCACTTGCCATTTGATCGTTTAGAAGACCAGAAAGTTTATCATCTGAAAGTCCAAGAGTTTTGGCTGACTTCTTGATTGAATTAACAAGTTCCATTTGCTGACGGTCGAATTCTGCCAATTGACGGGCATTAGAACCGATGGTCATGTCACTAATGGCTTTGTTGAGTGAGGCTTGTGCTGTTAAACGATCTGTCGCTATCTTCTTATTGAGTGCTTCTGCTTTCTTTGCTTCTGCTTCGGCAGTTTTAGAACGTTTCTCAGCGGCTTTATCTTCATCAGCAGTAAGCTTTTTGACTAAAACTTCACGATTTGATTTATAACCCTGGGCAAGAGTATCTAAATCTTTTTGCATCTTATTCTGGTCATTGCCATATGCCCGTACTACTGACTTTTCAATAGCCTCTTTTGTCTGTTTGTATTGGACGTCAAGAGCATCAATCTTTGCCTGTGTCTTTTGCTTTTCAGTTTGGAATGTCTTCATTGAAGCGGTGATAGTACTTTTATCAATACGTTCATTATATTGCTTATTCAAGGTTTTGATATCGTCTTGCATCTTTGTAGCCATATCAATAGAACTGGAAATATTATCCTGAAATGCTTTCTGATCTGCTTTCTGTTGATCTACTATCTGTTTTCCGTATATAGAACTATTAGATAGAAATTCCTGTTGTGATTCCTGTTGGTACTGTTTAACGAGGTCTATACCTTGTTGACTCGCAGCCGTAGCCGCCCCCGCAACAGGTTTACTGTTCAGGATCTGTGTGATTAGGTCGAGAATACCCGCTAAACGTTCGGCAACTGGTGCCAGTGCGGCGTTGTTCCAACTCTCCCATGCATTACTGAGTGCTAATGTTGATTTGCGATATTCTGCGAATTGGTCTGATTGTTGTTCAGTTAATTGTACCGATTGCCCAGCCAGTGCATTCTGATAGTCCTGTTCATTGTTAAAATCCTTGAGTACTGTCAAACGTTTAGCAGCGTCATTACCCATCGTTTCGAACATGTTGACCATTTGAGATGTACTAAGTCCCTGTGATTTTGCCGCAAAGTAAATCTTCGCATAGACATCATCACCGGCATCTGCCATCTTTTGTAATTCCAGGATGTTCAACTTTAGCGGCTGGATTACATCCGTATACATACTGCCTGCCTGATTAGTCAGGGCATCCCCAATACGATCTTTGATATCCTTTTGATGGTCAGCAATCTGCTCCATTGTAAGCCCGACTGAGGCATACATGTTTGCCATTTTCTGTACTTGAGTGATACCCATCTGAGATAATGAGGCATTCTGGAATACTTCAAACGCCCGTTCCGCACGATTCTGTACAGCAGTAAACGTACCAGCAATGGCAAGTCCCGCAATCCCAACAGCACCAGCAAGACCAGTAACGGCCATCCCTGCTTTGGACATACCACCACTAAATTTACTGGCTACGTCACCTACTACACCACCAGTACTTTTACCAAAATTATCAACCGACTTGGCCCCACTGTCTAATGCTGTTTGTAAGGGCTTTGCATCACCATCAATTGTTATTTTAATACTATTATTTTTTGCCATTACTTCCCCCGGCCATTTGTTTAATCATCTTCCCTAATTCAGAAACACTATTAGATTGTTTTTCGAGTTTTTCAGCTTCACGCTTTACATGTTTTTCATGTGCGGTTAATTCTGGATTATTGAGAATATCCATGAAGTCAAAATCAATCGGTTTAAGCGACTTTCGCATTTCGGTTGTTAAGTTAGAATTATTAATTGTCGTGTTATATAAACTTTGGGTATGAAAATGCATGTCATACATGATACCGCTTGGTTCAATAAACTGATCGAAAACCATTAAGTATTCAAATAGACCATCGGGTAATGCGTCGAATTCTACTGGAGTAAGGCCGCGTTTGTTGATCATCTTTAGTACATAATAAAGTTCTCGATCAGACCTTACTTTTTTTCAATATCACCAATATCACTTTTAATAACAAGATTTGAAATCGCTTCATATAGTTGGTTCTGATATACATAATCGATTGAACCAATATTAATACGACCTTCAATGTCTTCATCTGCGAAAATTGGATCACCATTCTCATCTTTAGTACAAAGAATTACGGTACTTGCCATATCAGTACATTTTGCTAAATCACGACCAGTGGGACGATGAATGTAGAGTTTAGTACCTTCAAGATCGATTTCTATAAGTTTAGGTTTTAGTTTGTTCTTTAGTTCATTAATGTTCATTATTCACTTCCAAAAAAGGGGGCTTTCACCCCCTTGTTAGTTATTATTATAATTATGGTACTACTGGTAGTACGCCAGATTTAACCGCACCGCCATCTACGGCAAGTGTAAATGCCTTAGTTACAACGGCATCTTTATCACCTGCGATAGTTGTACTCGATACGAAGCATTGATATACAACGTAGAAACCAGTTGTATGAGTAGCATCTTCGTAATAACTTAGACGTACTTGACAGCGTTTTTGTTCATCAGCAAGAGTTTCCATTTGCTGATGTACTTCATTATCTGCCAAATAGTTAACTTGAAGTTCAATATCAGGGATAGACTTAGTACCCAATAGTTTGCGATTAAATGCACTATTAAATGTAACAACATCGATAACAGTACTTTCAAAACCAGAGGTTGTGAATGCTGCCACTTCGGGTACAATTTCAAAATCGGTTGCTAATGTAGTTCCGGCGGTTCCTACTTCAACAGTAAGATTAGCACCAGACATGATATCCATAGCCATGTTTTTATTTCCTTATATAAGAGGGGGAATCCTTTCCCCCATTGGTATTATTATTTATAGTGGTGAGACAGGCCATTCAATATCAGGGGCGGTAGTTAAATCTAATTGATCTAAAGCATCCATATAATCCAGTACTGCATTGTACGATGTCTTGTCTTTCTCACTTAGCCGACCAAGTGCTAACTTACTCGGCCATTGTTTTGAGTTGATGAAGCTAAGAGCATCATCATATAGTTGATCCTTCTGACCTTGTGCTTCTTCTATGTAATCACGGTCTGGGATAGGATCACTTGTCCATATTCCAGTATTTGGATCGTAGGTTTTATTACCGCCCGAAAAATCTTCAGGCACAATAACTTTAATTACATTTCCATTCCATAGTTCAGAACTGAATCCATATGATCTATGGTCCTCAGTACTTACGTAAATTATCATTGTGTTACCCTCCATACATGAATTCTTACCGGGGATGGTGTGGCGTAGTTTGCACTGAGGCCCGCAGAGCATGTTGCATTAGTTAAGAATGACGTGGACCCCGTTAGAAGTGATATGCCTTCTGATTCAACATAAAAGGCTTCACATGCGTGCCACGCTGATGCGGATAAGAACAAGATTTCGCCGGATAACCATTTATTTAGAGTTGCGTGATAAATCTCAGCTTTACATATAACAGGAACATTATTCCCGAATGGGTTAGTGAAAATCAGTCTTGAATTTAATGCGACATTACCCGATGAGCTTATTAAAGCATAACCAATTCTATTGCTAACTGCTGTAACGGACTGGGCAACTTCTTCAATTCTATTAGCTAAAGCAAGTGCATCAATACTACCTACATTATTAGCCACACCAGCATATTGAATGATATAACAACCCACAATACTATTCATTCGAACTTCTGTAGTACCATCACGACCATAAGCATCATTGGAACGGGAAGCATCGAAACTATAGTGTGTAGGTATCTGAGCTGTTCCAGTATTATGTTGAGCGGCATAGTAATTATTACCAGAGGCACGGAAGGCACCTGTAAGAGTTTGTAAGGCAACTGCCGCCGCTGCATCCATATCCCCTGTAATGTTAGGTGATGCGTTCTGTTGTGCTGTACCATCAACTAATCCACCATCCCCACGTAATACAGGTGCGGCGAATGAACCATTTTGCGTACCATTATAATCTGGTAGACGGAAAGTACTTGAACCATCACCAGTTGAATAGAAACCACGCTTAGTAGGATCTGCTAACCAAACTGCCTCAGTGACACTTGGTAGACGTCCGGCACTTACCTCAGCCCACAAATCACCATATATACCCAAACGGTTGACAACTTGACCATCACCAGCAACTAAACCACCCGGAATACTTGAACGTAAGGGATGCCATGTAGTTTTACCAAGATATGAAGTAATAGTAACTTTTTGTACTTGAGTTGCGATTGTTTCAATTCGGTTTGATAGTGCTAAAGCATCAATACTGCCAGAATTGTTAGCAACTCCTGCATATTGAATAATATAACAACCGACAATGCTGTTACTGCGTACTTCTGTAGTACTGTCGCGTCCATAAGATAAACTTGATTTACTCGCGTCAATACCAAACTGGTGAGCGTACTGAGCAGAAGAGTTGGCAGTACCAAGAGCGGCATATCTATATCCTGGTGATTCAGTTGCTGCCCCTCTCGATAATATCCACGCTCCTAACGTTGCAGCCGGGTTATTTGCTTCAGCCGTATCAGCAATACCTGCATAAGATCGATAGAATCCAGTAATGTTAGGTGCGGCGTTCTGCTGAATAGTACCGTCAGTCAGACCACCGTCACCACGCCAAACTGGGGCAGCAATTGAACCACTTTGAGTACCGTTATAATCTGGTAGACGAAAAGTACTTGAACCATCACCAGTTGAATAGAAACCACGCTTAGTAGGATCTGCTAACCAAACTGCCTCAGTGACACTTGGTAGACGTCCGGCACTTACCTCAGCCCATACACTGGCATATGTTCCAGTACGGTTTACGGTTTGACCATCTGCGACGACTTGACCACCTGGTACGCTCGAACGTAATGGATGCCATGAGGGCTTACCGACATAACCACCAGAATTAGCATTCACTCGGTCATCAACATACTGTTTAGTGGTGGCGTGCATATTTTCTACTGGTGCTGCCACTAATGGTAATGGTAATGCGTTTTGTAGATTGATTAGTGCCTGTGCTGCTGTTGTAGCACCAGTACCACCTTTTGCTATTAGTACTGTACCTGTTACATTACTTGCGGTTCCAGAAATGTTACCAGTAATTGTATTAGTAAAGGTCTGTACTCCTGCCCATGTATTGGCAGTACTCAATAGTGGTATTACTGATCCAGATGTACCAGTATTCACTGTTGCTGCTGTACCTAAACCAAGATTAGTACGAGCTGTTGCTACATTAGCAAGATCACTTAGATTATTTGCCTTTAGTAGTGAATCAGTACTAACTCCGATATCAGCGGCAGTAAGAACGATATTACCTGATAGTGGTTTGCCGTTTACAGTAGTAGTCTTTGGCACGTAATCAGTTTTTATGTTTATAATGTCAGTACTATTCACTGTTACATTCGCATTGGTAGTAGTGAACTTACCATCGACTTCTGTTTTTGAATATACACTTAGATTACTTCTTGCGGTTGCAACATTATCAAGATCACTTAGATTATTAGCCTTTAGAAGGGTATCAGAACTTACACCAATATCTGCTGCTGTTAGTACAATATTACCTGATAGTGGTTTGCCGTTTACGGTTGTTGCCTTTGGTACATAATCAGTTTTTATTGCTGTGATATCATTGGTATTGGTTGTAATGTTAGTTGCATTAGTAGAAATATCAATTGTATTCTGTGCAATCTTAGTAGTATTATCGCTGATATTATTTGTGTTGGCAGTGATGGCTGTAGTATTTGAATCGATATTGCTTTGTAAAGTACTAACATCACTATCAACTTGATCTATAGAATATACCCCAAGATTAATACGAGCTGTTGCTACATCACTAAGATCACTTAGATTACTTGCTATTTTCAATTGTGGAGCGTTGACTACATCACCAAGTCCAATATCATGATTGGTTAGTACTATATTATCCGTTAATGGTTTAGCATTGATAGTACGGGTTAGTGGTACATATCGACCATCAATCTGTGTTGCTGTGTAGATGCGAGTCCATGCGGTACTACCATTCTTGACGAACACCGCTAATGAACCGGTTTTGCTAATTGCTAAACCTGAGATAGTATTATCATCAACAAGTCCAATACCCATCATATCAGCACCCAGAGGATTCCCCGCCTGACTTGCTGGTACTTTGATAAAAGAGTTACCTGATGGCGTAGCAGTATCATATTGTGGGATCAAAGAACCATTTGAGCCAACACCATAATCACCCTGATATAGTGGTGCTAATAGGTTAATAGAAGTACTTCTTTGTACTAACTCAGTTGGTGTAAATTGGTATGTCTTGGACAGTACCGCATCTTTATCACCAGCAACAGCAGCACCAGTAATGACACCATTAAGAATTGCGTACTGGATGGTTTCGCCATCTTCCTTGTAAATCAATACAAGTTGAAATTCATCCTGTGAATCAGATTGTGAATCAAGAAATGTATGTGTTTGTGAATCTGGTAGATAATTAACAACAATCTCAATTGTATTGATGTTAAATTCTGCCAGTAGTTTTTGTTGGTAATCATCATCGTATGTTTCAATATTAGAAACACTGCTGTCGATAGTTAGTACCGGGAATGCTGCTAATTCTTCAACCGTAATATTACCAGAACTTTGTGGGGAACGATTTCCCGTGTCTGTGTTGTATGCTACTTTGAAATTAGTCCCTGTGAAAATCCCTGTCATTTGTTATCCTTATCTTGTTTTCTCCGTCACTCGAATATTTATACTAAAAGCAAGTGATACTGTTCCCGTAATAGGATCAGTTACGATATCGCTATCTTCATATGCGTATGAAATAAGTATTAGGCCCGAATCTACGAATGCTAATGCTTTTGCTTCATCAAAGGATGTAATGATCTGGTCATAGCTTATTGATGGTGCGGTATTAGTACTTTCTGGTTTTGGAGAGACTACATATTGAATAGTGAAGTTACCAACCTGACGTTGTACACCGAATGTAATACTTTCCATATTGTAATTAAATGCTGATTCAACAAAGATATCCGTATCACGTCCTGTGGTTAAGTTCTTGGTAGCACCAATTAGTGTTTTCATGGTTTTTCGAACTTTGTTTACTATTTCCATTAGTAATCCTCTGCGAATGATTGTCCTTCTTTAGTACGGAAATATGCGTTTACCATCCCTGATAAGTCATCAACGATGTTATAGATTTCATATTCAATAGTTTCGATTACTATTTCAGTACCTATGTGTATTTGATTAGGTATCAAATCGACCGTTTTAAATGTGATGTAATTCTCAATACCTTCGACATAACCACCACCAGTATCAATAGAAACGGGAACGGCCTCTACAATTGCTGTAAATTCCGCTCCCGTTGAGGTTTTAATAGTTTGTCCGAAGGCTTTTAAGAATGTATCACCCTGTGATGTACTAAAAGCCCTCATAGGTCATTACGCCAATTTAACTACGTAGAATGCTTCTGCGTGTGCGACTGCGTGGTCGATGTATGCGAAGGTACGTAGAATAATGCCCTGTGATGCACGTAGAGTTGTGTCGTCACGATCTACGGTTAGACCACCCCAAGATGCCAATACGACATTAGAGAAGTCACCAAGAACGATTGAGCCAGCAGCAACCTGAGTACTCTCGATTACGCGTACTGAATCAGCTAACCAAGCGTCAAAGCGGAAACCTTCGATCATGTACTTAGCCGCAGTGTTCGCACCGACAAGAGTAGAACGTAGAACCGCAGCGGTAGCAGGGTGTACGATTGCCACAACATCAGAGATACGGACGTTAGCAGTAGCAAGTACAGCCAATGCTTCCTGAATGTCTTCCTGAGTAGGAGCAGCAGTTAGGGTAGTACTTGGAGCAGCAGTAACGATTTGAGTCAAGATTTCCTTCTCAAGTCTCAAACCAGCACCGCGTACCATTGCATCCTGGGTATAGCGTTCTGCTGTATCCGCAGATTTGATTAGAGTACGGGTCAATGGCACAGAACCAGAGAAAGTCTTAGGAGCAAGTACGATCTTTTCGTATGACGCATCAACTAATGGACTATCAGCACCTTCAGCAATGAAAGCGAACATTTGAGTAAAGTCGCTGGAAAGTTTTGGTAGTACTAAATTACCTTCACCTTCAAGACCAGAATAGGTTTGAATAGGTAGTTGTGCGAAGATAGAATTTGCACGTAGTACATCGATATAAGAATCTACATATACTTCTTTAACTAATGCAGCACCGCCAACGGTAGTTGAAGTACGTACTAATTGATTTACTGGTACTTCAAGACGAGCACCTTCGAATGGTTTACCTTCAGCGGCAGCACGGATTAGACCATTGATTACAGATTTTTCCATTTTGTTATCCTTAACGTTATTGGATTTATTTGAATTTAATGAACGTTTAAAATCAGAAATTGAAATTCCTTTTTCAATTGCCTCTGACACGTCGATTTTTAATACTACACCAATAGAATTTAGTTCCCGTTTGCGTTCAGTTTCTTCTTCACTTTCGCGTTGATCTTCAATTTCACTTGGTTCTTCTTTATTTAGGGTTTCTACTTCCACCCCTTGTTGTAGTTTCTTCATTAAGTCTGGACGTTTAGAGATCATCTCTTCTAATTCACCATCACTTAATTCAATATTTGCTACACCACCTTCTTCATCATTGACAACTTCAAGAGTTTCTTTAATGTCATATGCTTCTTCATCAAGGCGGGTTTCTTCCATTTCTGGTTGTTCTTCCATGAGATGTTCCCCATCATTAGTATCTTCTGTACTATTTATGGATTCATCTTCATGTGCTTCTGAGAGTTCTTCGGCGAAATCATCATCGCGACCTTCAGAACGACCAATAGAACAATTAACATCGGCGGGAACAGTAACTAAACTAATTTCTGATGGTTCCCAACGAGTAACATAAATGTTGTTACCATCCATGCGGTAATCGTAAATGTTATAACCTACGGATACATGACTTAGAATTCCTTCTTCAATCATTGCCCACATAGTACTTCCAAGTCCTACATTACTAATTTTTAGTACAGCACGGCATACTTTATCAGCATCGATTGAAGTACTTACTACTGTTCCTAATAGTTTGTCTCTGTCATGATTGAATAGAACGGCACCTTTATTATTAATTCTCGTTAGGTCTACGGATAGATCATCACATAATAGAATTTCATAATATAGTTGTTCATCTATTTCACGACTAACGGGGGTTTCTGTTGCGAATGCTACTTCAATAGTACGGTTGTCAATATTAATTGCCGTTACTGGTAGGTTCATCTCCCGCTTCTGGTTCTTCTTTAGATTCAAATCCATTTGATTCTATTTCCTTATTTTGGTTTTTCTCTTTTTCAATTTCCTCTAAAGTAATTCGAGGGTCGCCACCCATTTCACTAATGATCTGTGTCTTTGATTTAAGTCCGGCATCAAGTAGCATAATCTCAGCCTCGATATCCTTTACCGGGTCTAATGAGATTGGTTTCACTGGTATGTAACGAGCACAAATCAATTCATCAAAATCTGAGAAAGAAAGATTAAGATCATTGTTTGTAAGCATTTCATTCTTTAACCATGCAATGTAAATCGGCTTCAGTACTTTATTAATTAGGGTATTAGTACGAGTACGGAAAGTTGTAGCCTGTAGTCGTTCTGCCAATTTAGCAGCACTGAATGAAGCATCTGCTGTACTTCCCATTAGTGACTGCTTGGTTACGTTCAATCCCATACTGATCTGATCCATTAGTTCACTGCTGAATTCGCTGATGTTATCAACACCGCTACTTGGGTTTACGGTTTTAATGTCTTGGTCATTTGAAAGTTCAAAGACAGCACCCGGTTCTAAGTACTCTGTATAGGTTGCAGTTACATTAGATTCACCAGCGGTTAGTTGTACTTCATCAGATTGACTGTTACTGTTCGTGATAAACGCCGTGGTACTGGCTGCTACACGTTTAGCGATCAATGCTGCTTCAGTAAAGTTCTTCAAATCTTCCATTGTCTTTGAAGTTGAAATCATATCTGGAATACCACGTTCCTGACCTGCTTGATCGGGGATGAAGTAATGATAGATTTCACTTGCTGGTACTACATCAAATGCGGTTGCATCGTATGTATAGGTGATTGGATTGTAGATACAGAAGTTATAATTCACTGGTCTGTGATATTGATTATATTCAATGCCGTTGCTTATGTAGTTGCCATTATCTAACCACTGGTTATTCAATTGCGTTAATCTTGCGGTGTCCATTATTTCAAGTTTAATTGTGCCATTGATATTATGTATTCTGATAAAACATTCACCGTCTTGCACGCGGATCTTTTCAATCGTTTGTTGGAATATATCGAACTGCATTGAACCATCAAGGCTAAAACGTTCGGCATTATAAGCCCAACGGTCAAACCGCTTTTCAAGTTTCTGTGATAGTTTGTGTAGTTCTTCCTGGTCTATGTCAAGTTCTGGACTTGGTTTTACGTAAACCCCTTCAGCACCTACAACGCCATCAACAGACAAGGACATATACTTACGTCCAATTGGATTCTTAATGATTGCTTCGCGGCTGGTGTTTCGCCAGTCACTCAAGAACCAACGAATTAAGTTATTAAGGTTTTGTGAACCAGTACCGGAAGTAAAACCGAAGTTGATTACTGGAGTACTCATTCCGCGTACTGCCTGTAAGTCACGCTTTAGTGTTTGTTGTGGATTATTCACATAACGCTTTTGAACTGATGGTTTATTATGAGGGTTAAGACTCATTTTACGTTGTCTCATTATCGTGTACCCCATCTATTAGGATAATTAGGATCACGAAACACCGTTACACTTTTGAAAGGTTTACCGTTCCCATTTACTGGTTCATCATTCATACTGGCCCATAAGGCATTAGCTCGTTTGATATAACGGATACGCATATTTTCAAGATTAGTTAATGTTTCACTTACTAATGTTTTATTATTGATTGTCATGCTGTATACACCACCACCTTTGATACGTACTGCTATCACTTCTTCAATCTCACTTATAAGTTGAATTAGTTGTGAATACTCAGTAGTAAATTTAGTAGGGTCGATTAGTTCAGAGACAAAGTTTGATGTAGTACCGTTAGCATTATTAAATAGAATACAAAACATCTTGTCATTACTACCCGTAATTTCAAAGGTGATTAGTGTTGCTTCGGTTGTTGTCTTGAAGTTCTCGATTGTTGTACTCTTACCGTTAGAAAGGTAATTAACGATTAAAGTACTATGTGGTGGCATGTTTACGTAAAAATCATATGGGTTATTGGTCATATAGATTTTTTCTGGTAATAGGTTCGCCATTTATTATTCCTTTATTTGCCGAACCAGTTATTTCTACTTCTCCGTGGTTGTTTAATTGGAGTTGCTTTATTTACTTCTTGTTCGACTTTGGTTTCTGTAGTATTTATAGTTACCGTTTCACGTTCTGTTGCTCGGTGTTCTCTTAACTTTCTATATGGTTGTACTGTACCAAGCTTACTAACTGCGTATTCGCGTGCTATCAATGCATAGCAAAGACAGTCAAGAGCTTCGTTTCTTTTGATACCTTGTTTAAGTCTCCACTGTAATTTACCACCACGCGGTTTTAGTTCTTCGGCGGTTAACTGTTCAAAGTAATCTTGCGGCAGGGAAGAACTGAAATGTAGTTGTGTTGGTGCTAATTCAGGTTCATCTGATAGTTTATGGTTTAGTAGTTTACGAATTGCTAACTTACCTTCATGTACATTCAGTATCTGTAGTTTGTATCCTGCTTCGGTTGACTTCTTAAACAATGGTGAAGTAGTAGAGCTTGAACCTTTGATTGGATGGTACTTAACCCAACGACTTGTGAAGCGTTTTACGGTTTCTGTGGCATTACCATTAGAACTATCAACAAACACGGCTAAGGTGGGTATGGTGCGTCCTGATGGTGTTTTAAATTGCTGTCTACAGAACTTATCTAAATTGCCCCAGGCTGGTGATTCAATTTTAGTACAGTCATGTCCATAGAAGAATTCATGACCGATTACCCATGCATTTTTTTCATCGAATGCGAGTACTGTTGCTTCAAGTCGGTCTAATTGCTGGTCTACTGCGATTACGATACCTAAACTTTCTTCGGGGATATTATGAAGGTTGATTGAATCATCACGACTCTGTTCAAGTGCGATTACATCAAGTTCCTTTTCATACTCGTTTTCATAAATTTCACCCAATTCGTTATTGAAGAAGGTTTGTAAATTGAAGGTATAAAGAGCATCAGCATAACGTGATACCATTTCTTCGATGGTTCCAAGTGGTGAATACATACGGCTGATCTGATACCCAACTACACCTTTTTCACCATCTGGATTAGTTGCGATCCAACGTCCCGCATTAACCATTTGATGCCGTGTGTGTTCATCAATTTCTTGATTACAATGAGGACATAATAGTTTAGTAGTAGTAGAATCTGGTATTGCTCGGTTGTTTTCTATTTGCTTGAACTTGAAACTTACTTGTTCCCATTCGAATGTGTATTCATGACCGCATGTATGTGTTACGTGCCATCGACGCTGATCACTTAGATTGTATTCAGCATTAATTAAATCGTTCTTGTATAGTGGAGTACTGGCAACTACTACTAACGCATCATCACCAAATGTACTGGTACGTGCCTCGGCCAACTTAATTGGGTTTCCTTGTTCACCAATTTCAACGTTTGATACTTCATCAAGTAGTACTACGCGTGTCGTAATACCGCGAAGGTTGCCAGGTGTATTGAGGTTTAACCAGTAAATGAATGTTCCCATTTTGGTTTCTGTTTGCTTGGCGTTGTTCGCGGCGTTCTTGTCTGCTTTGTCAGTGATTAGTTCTGAAAGTACTGAACTCATTTCAATGGCTGGCATGAACTTACCAAGACGAAACTTTTTAATTTCATCTGCTGAACTTGAAGCGAATGCGAAATTTGCTGGATCATTGGCAAGTATGTTAAAAGAAATGGCAGTTAGTACCTGGGTCTTTAGGAGCTGGGAACAAGCCTGTAGAACTATCTTCTTTGTACTACGTTCCTGAGCGATATCCATTGGTTCACGTTGAAAAGCAAATGGTATGAATGGCATTCCCATGCCAGGACCATCAATTAGTTTAACTATCCCCGTCGAGATCCAATCCGATGTTTTCTGTATCTTCGGTGGATTGATCGTCGGTACTACTTTCTTCAATAATGTTGTCAGTTTCTTCTGGTTCTGGTTCTTCATGTTCTAAAATATCCATATCTTCTGGTAATTCGAATTCCATTTCTCCCAAATTAAATAGTGTCTGGTCGATTTCTTGTTTTAGTCTATCCCTTAGATCCTTGGCGTCAGTCATTGCGAATAACTCAAGATAGATTTGATTTGGAATAGTTCTTAATGTTGTTTTGATTTGATGAAGGTAAGCAGTTAGTACTGTTTCAACATATCCAATGTCGATAATCAGTCCTTCCTTTTCTTTCAATTCAATCTGAGTTAATGCCGTTTCGGCAGTAATCTTTTCAAGACGTTTATTTTCAATCTGTTCTCTAACATCCGTATTTCGCAATGGTTTTAGTATGTTATCGCATATCCACTGATATACTTCCTGGTCTGATTTAGTAACATCCAATCCGTTACTAACCCAAATTTTCCGTATAGTTGATTCATCGTAACCATATTGTTTTGCCAATTGATTTATTGAAATCATATTTGTATAATCCTTTTCTGTTTAATTATATTTATAAGTATATCGCATGAGTAATTACGATTTTGAAACTGTCAAAGATTCGCTGTATAAATTCTTCTCAGACAAAAACACAAAAGTTAAGCTCGCACATATTTTAGATAAAGGCACAAATGATTGGGAAAAATGGTTTCAAATTGAATACGAATTCTTTTTAGAGAACAGTTTAGACTACAAAGCAAAACGTGAACTTAGAGCAATTGCAGATAGAAGGCATCAAACAGGCAGATCACATATGTTTGTAGACCTAATTTTCAGAAAAAAAGGGTCACGTCTTGATAGGTTTATCTATCTTGAATTCAAACTTGGTAAAAAACCAACAACTTTAGTTAACAATATGAAAGAGGATTTATTTAAAAATTATGAAATTGTTGAGTCTCACTATAAGAAAACAGGACTCAAGCGGAGGTCTGTATGGAGCATTGGTTTTTATCGAAACTTTAGTACGCTGACGATTAATCGAGCTGAAGATGAATTGAAATATATTCGCAGTAAGCACTTTTCAGTTTTACACGATACCTTATATATATGTAAGTGCCGTGGTAAAAATCATACTGATGAATGTCACAAATTAGGCTTAGTAATAATCGGTTCGGGCACATGATATTATTTCATTTATAAGTAAAACAAAGCGTGGCCGAAAACTCGCGATCAAGCCCAGCCCCAGAGGGACCCAAAAATAAAGTAATGAAAATTAATGATTTATGTAACTGGCTAACATATTGCATCATTTTGGTGCGTTCTTGATAAGCTGTCATGATATGCAATCAAAGTGAATATTCATTCTTTATCAACCCGCTCGTTATAGTCACGTAGTGTGATCATTCATTGTACTGTGTGAGTACTGTACTTATTCGCCAATCATTGATCGGTACGCTGTCGAGTGAATTTTGTTGTATCAATTCTTCTAAAAGAGTATTCATATTGGTCAGGTGTTTATGCTCTTGATTACTACCCATAGCGGTTAATGGGTAACGCCAACGCCCTACGGTGAAGTACTTACCATGTCTTATGTGAATGTATTTATATCTAATCGAAATGCCATGTGGATCTAAATCAATGGTGTAGGCTTGATGTTTGATTGTGATTGATTGGAAGGATTCAGTACGTGATGGTTCATAGCCTTGATGATTGCCATCGGTGTGATGTGAAGTGTGCGATCCTTGAAATGTTTGTAGATGTCCATGTCAATACCTCGCGTTTGTTTAGTATTTACCTCATGAATTAAGATCAAAAAAAAGGCCCTACATGGCCTTTTATGTATTGTCGCTTGAGCACCGGATCTGCGTGAAATCGTTAGCGTTAACCCAGGGATATAAGAATCCTGGGGAATCGGTGCGGTACTCATACGAACATGGATTATGCTGTACTGTTCTGATACGTCACCCTGCCATGTTTTGCAGAACATCCCATCAATGATGGCAGCAGGGTGACGACCGAAGTTTACTAATTTTCTGAAAGTACACAAGGTTATCAGCACACACTGCCCAAATTTTAAACTACTTATCATCTTCACTAATCCTATGTTTTATGGTATCTATGTTAATACTGAAGAACAAACCCATCCGCAAAAATGAAAATCAATCTGTCTAAGATATGGAACGTCTTCTTCCACGCATTAATTGTATGCACTCTGTTACTTTGTTTATTTATGATGACTAAGTACTTTTTTTTCAAAGATAATAAACCTCTTGAACTAGGTAATCTCAGCGACTGGGTTAGTAGTTTAAGTACTCTTGGTACTCTGGTTGTCGCATACAAAGCATTTAAGGCGGCCCCAAATTGGTTATCACAGAAATTTGATGAAGAATCTTTAAAAAGTGGACTTTCCATTAACAGAATTATAAAAGTTGATTATAAAAATGCTGTGATAAATTTAAGAAACTACCTTTCTACTAACAAAATAACTGAAGATGTTCATCTTTTATACTACCACAACACTTTAATACACAGCGAAAGAATAAAAATAATCAACACATCGTTTAATAAAATAAAGTTTTATCTGCGTTTTAATATTTGCCACGAGGTTTCAGAAGTTACTAATAAACTCGAAAGTGAGATTACTAAACTAAACATGATTGAATGGCATATTCTTCCAGAAAAAAACATCAACATTAATTCCTTACATGAAAAAATAAAGAAAATAAAAAAACTGGAAATGAAAGCTAAAGAAATAATTTCAGTAATTTTTGATCAAACAGAAACAGGCTTTTATAACTACAAATCACAAAAGATTGAGATTGATAATTTAGAAAATATCCGTGATGAAATAATATCAATTGAAGCAGAAATCCATTCATTAACACGTGAAATTATAGAATGCATCGATGAATATGGAAGCACTAAATCTTTTCGTTCATATTTTCATAGAATAATTGAATAGGTGGTAACCATGCACTGGTATGAACATTGGTATGACTACACTGGTACGTTAGCAGACTGGGCTATGGCAGGGTCTGCTATAGGTGCTTACTTTCTTGCTCGTGATTATTTCTCTGATATAATCAAAAAAGATGGATATGAATTAATAAAGAAACTTCATTTGGAATTACTGCCTAGTCTACAAAAGAATAATACATTAGCAACCATCAATGCACTAAACATTGATGTATTATCTTACATAAATGGTGGTGTTGGTGTATTTGATGATGATGATGATGGTGAGGGTAACTGTCGGTTACGGGCTAGTCTGACGGAGGACTTACAAACAATTGATCGTCAATGGAAAGAAAGCATTAGACTTGAGAGAGAAATTAATGAGTTAATCCAATCTTTAGAGACTTATGGTTGGCATATGGTGAAGGAAAAAGAAGATGAATTACTAAAAGCACTTTTGATAGTTAAAAAACTTTATCGGTACGTGCATAGTATAATAATCTATCTCAGAGAAATACTCTCTCGTGAAGCACCGCATTTCTTACCCCTGGAGAAAAATGCAGTTTTTTCGAATTATAATTCAGATGATCCTAATTCTCCCTTAGACTGTCAGAGTATAAATTTGCTCAGTCGCAAATTAGCAGGGTATCATCAAAAACTCTACGATCCTGAAAAAGAGACACCCTACACGCAGGCGATATCTTCACTGAACTTATACTTCAAAGACGGTAAACATCTAAAAATATTCTTCAAATATAAACTGTGATTTTTATTCATTTTTTTAATTAAGGAAAATTTATAATGACAACTGTAAATGGTGTTAATCCTCCAATTCGAGTTGGCTTAACCAAATCTACTTCTGAACATTTCGAAGATAACAAAGCATACTTCAAATCTTTATTGTCTAAAGACTTTAGCGATCTCAATACTCAAGTTGAGCCAGAAGACCTTGACAAAATCAAAGAAGCATACGAGAAAGCACATAAAACAAGAGAGTTCGAAATCGGGCTGTACTGGCAGAGATTGAATTACTTATGGGCCATTACTGCTATATTATTCGCTGGCTGGGGTGTATTAGTAAACAACCTTTTCCCAACCGGAGATGCTGCAAAAGATCCTTCTTCTTTAGTGTATCTAGCAGTATTTCTTGTGTCAATAATTGGCGTAACACTTACAATACTTTCCAGCTTCATTACTGCGGGTGGCAAGTACTGGCAAGAAGTTTGGGAATATCACCTTTTAATGCTCGAACCTTTTGAGTCTGGGAAATTGTATGGTATGCAGTTCCAAGATATAAGTGAAGGTAAGGTAAATAGGAAAAGACCATCAATTAGTAGATCAGTTCATGCTTTTCATATTGGACTATTACTTATATGGACAGCATCGGCAGCTTTATCAATAGCAATTTCCTTTAAGAACAACAATATATTGTTTCTTTCTATAGAAGTATTTTCATCAATTTTAATTCTCGCTATTTACTTTATTGTGCGTAATTCTGTTTGTAGCAGTACTGACCTATCAGTAAAACCAAAAACTCAACAGTAAATCGAACATACTCAGTGACGTTTTCACCATCATATTAGAGATGAGATTATAGATGTTTCACTCTGTATGATGGTTTTTCTTTAACAGATGTTCACATTTAAAATTTTCCATTTTACCATCATCTACTGATGATTTTAGAAAACCCCGGCTATCTTCTAAAAACCATAAAGTGAGATGTGTTTTCAATTGAAATTAATCGCAAGGAAAATACAAGTGAAGTTTTTAAACTTTAAATTCATATCCATTCTTTTGATAATTATTCTATTGCTTCCTGTTTTCATTGTTTCTGTCTTCCTCGTTAAAAACAGCGTTTTCCCTACATGGGAGGGTGGTAACTTGTCCGATTGGGCTAGTACTTTATGTAATTTGGTTATGGCTGTAAGTGCTGTATACGCCATCATAAAAGCAAAAGACTTTTTAAGTGCCAAGTTACACTCAGATGCTTATGAACTATCAAAAAAAATAATAGTCTTTCAAACAAATGATTTAATTTTTGCATTAACTACATCGCTTAGAACATGTAATAAAATCAAGGATGTTTTTAATAACATACCTCTTGGAGAAACAAACAGAATTGCAGATAAACTTGAGGAATTACTAGATCATATATCGTCAATTGGTAAAATCCAAAATGATATTACTTCAAATCTAAGAGTTTTAAATAAACTAGGATTCAGCATGAATTTAGACTGTAAACCTCAATATGAAGAATATATCAGAAATATCGATTCTTTTGTCGATTGCGTTATTGATTGCTCAGACACGTTTTTATCAATAATTAAAGACAGTAACAATATAGAGAAAATTGAATGTTCAAACAATGAAATAGAGCACCTTACTACTTTACACCGTGAATGCTCTCAATCTCATGCGTGTTTCTATTATCATAAAGATGGTTTTTTTGAATATTTCACTCCTAGAAAATAAACTTCATCCATAAGGAATTAATATGGCTTTTTACGATTACAGTGGTACTTTAGCTGATTGGGTTATGGCTGGTTCAGCATTCTACGCAGCATGGAACGCTCGTTCGTGGTTCAAACAGTCTCAGATAAATTTGGGGTTTGAACAAGCAAATAATTTCATATTAAATCTTGAAAAAGCAGTACTCACAGCTGTTAACGAATCTTATTCCATACATGATGATATCTATACCTTCAGGAAAAATGAACTCAATCCAGATCATGACGTCCAGATCAGGATGGGTAAAAAGTACCAAGATACTGCTGAATCAGTAATTGCACTTAGAGTATCACATGACAACTTAGTACGAATGGGAATCGAAGAAAAGAAATCTATACGGTTACGCTTGATAGTAGATAATTTATTAGAGTGTGCCTTTAACAATCAACACGCTTTCTACAGTTGCATCTATAGTGAACTTAAAAATCACGAATTAGAGAACGCTCGACCACTCGCTAACAAAGTCGATAAATTATTCAAAGACACGTTTAAAGATAAAAAGGCAATATGGGACTTTTTTGAAGTTTCAAAATAAAACCATGTACAAGTATCCATTCTGCGGCGTGACACGGTGGCTAGTTCGGGATATTTTCTGATTACTTTGAAGTACTTATTAAGTATTTTCTGTGAGTTCAACACGAGCACACAAGGCAAAGCCGCGTAGTTACTCCAAAAGACGGCAGACCCAATAACTTCTTCAGTAGTCGAAAGACAAGAACATCACGTGCGGGTTTTGGTAGTTCCTTCAGGGACTGGCAAAAACGCAATTATCGATCTTATTATTGAGTTTTACAGAGACTACCGACCAGAGGGAGATAGGCTCTATGAGACTGAAAAATATGTAAGTCGAATACACTTTAAGGTAATGGGTATGGGTTTATATTATATTAAGTTACGGCTATTCATGATTGTGCATAAAAGCACTATATATAGTACTAATAACGACTAAAAACACTATATATATGCATAATTATGCATAGTGAGATATAATAACCGTATTGGAGGTGTTTTCAATACGGTTATAGTTACGGTTATTCATAGTAGGGATTGAAGGTAAGCAATACGCTCTTGTACTGACATCTTGCCTACTGACATCTGTACGTATACTGCTTCCTGTTCATCTGTAAGCATTTTAGCAGGCTTAAACCTATCCATGCCGTTCAAAGAAATGCCTTTATCTAAAAGCTCTCCAAATGCGATACAGACCAGTGTAACGACTCTTTTGTACTTCTCTATCGAAGATTCGCCATGTATAGTGTTCTTGTTCTTATTATGGCGGTATGCATTCAAATGATACTCTACTAATTCTTTACTGATTTCATAGCAACCACGCACAAGATAGTACACGTCACCTTCTGGTACTTTATTCTTACCTAAGAATGTACAGGATTGAATTGTTTCTCTCAGTACTGATTTCGCTTCCTTTGATAAGGTAGTGAATGACTGCTTATCTAAACTTTCGAACAAACGCCTATTATCAAAAATTATTTCTTTCTTTGCCACAGTAATACTCTCCATTTAAAATGGGTAACATACTCCACATGTCACCCTTGTTTACTTAGTTCTTTGCTATTTTTGTATATGTTGATCTTGCTGTTGTTCTTCCCCATAGTTTATTACAATATTCTGTAATCTGCACGCAAGACATGCCTCCAGTATATAAATCTTTTATTAACTGTAGTTGTTGCGTTGTGAATTTTGGATTTCTTGATTTTCGTGAATTCAAAGATAACTGTACATTCTCGCTTTGAGTAACCCAACGAAGATTACTTAGATTGTTGTTCAATTTATCCTCATCTTCGTGATGGACAACTTTACCAGCCTGAGAACCTAAGAATGTAACAGCTACTAAGCGATGTACTTCTATTGGTTTTGATTTCCCACCTACTGATAGCGTTACTTTATAGTATCCGTTACTTCTTCCTAGACTATTTGTTAGTATCTTACCTGTCTTTGAATTCCTTACATTACCTAGGTTACTTACTTCATAATTTACATACTGAGTGTTTTTCCAAATTTCCATTTATCATCCATGAATATTTTAGGTAACATCCTGTCACCCGCCCATACTTTTCTAATGTGAAAGTATAAAAACCATTTCTTGCTTTACTTACCTTTTATAGCGTAGTTATTAATCAAGTACTGAATAGCACCAGAAACAGTTTTCGCAAGTCCCTGTTGAATAATGTGCTGTAACGTTTTTTCTTGTGTGCCACTCAGACGGACACCAACACCTTTCGATTTTTGTTCCTTCATTTATGCTTCCTTTTTTGTTCACATTTTTCGTTTTCTCAAAAAACAAAAAAAGCACCCCGTAATGTTACTAACGGGGCTACCTTATATTGGAGAGATAACTATATTATACCAGAACATTTTTTTTCGTTCCGTTTTTCTGCTTTATGTTTATTCATTTTTTTCATTACTGAAGATATGACTTATCAGTACTGCCAGTACTATTCCGCACCAAACAAAACCTACTACTACTATTGCCCCTGAAAAAACTAACCAAGTACCGATTATCAGTACTGCCATTGTTACTATTAAATCAAACAT